CATTTCCTTACCTCTCTAAGTTAATTTTTAGTTGCTTTCCTGCAACCTTTATACCTTTATTATAATCTATTTATTTTTTTTGTCAAGTACTTTTTTAATAATTTTTTATTTTTTTTGAAAAATTAGTCATAGATAAAAAAAGGCAGGGCAAAAATTCCCTGCCTTATGAAGTTTTTTTGCGCCTCCAGAACAATCCTATGCGCTCTTAGTTGTAAATCCCTGAATCAGCGTAATAACCGCTTCAATCGCCGTGAACACACCTACTGCAAGAGTGGGAATTTTCGCAATCGATTCCGCGCTTGCTCCGCCGTAAATCAGTCCACCGCTGGCAACCGCCACGACAATCCCCTCTACAATCTTCACGGATTTTTTCTCAAAAAATTCTTTGATTTTCATTTTTTTACTCCTTGTTTTTATCTCGGATACCATCAACGATGATATTAAAGTCCATTGTTCCCAGCATGATTCCGTATGCAAATCCTGCAACCTGCCATATCTCCCCGATACTCGCATTGCCGAGCGTCCCGAACCACTTAAGCACGCTCGCAATTACCGCCAGCACGACAATAGTAAATTTCCCCCACTTGCTGTAGTCCTTATTCTTCATTTTCTTTTTCCTCGGTGGGTTCATACTCACCGCCGTTTGCAATGCTCGTTTTCTGCGCGAAATTGAAAAGGTCGTTGCCCTGCGATTCCTTCTGTTCTTCCTCGATTCGTTCCTGCTCAAGTTCCACGTCCTGCACCACGGGATTGAATTCAAGCAGTGTTTTTCGGCTGACACCTGTATTCGCAAGTTTCACAGTATCATCGATTTGCGCCGACTGGTTAATCATCATGCTTCGGTCAAGTTTGATGAGCACCCTGTATTTTCTGCATTCCTCGAAACTTCCCCGATTCGTGAATTCATACCATTTGTCGAAAAAGTATTTCAAGTCGTTGATAAAATCCTGAAAATGCCGTTCCAGTCCGTCCGTGTAAGTGTCAAGATTCTGATACAGCGATTTAATTACAAGTTGATTCGGATTACCGCCGAACCGCGAATCTTCATAGTCGATTCCGTATCCGAATTTGATTATGTCTTTTCGCAGACTTTCCATTTTTTCCAGATGACTCTGAATTGCCGTCTGCGCCTGAATGTATCCTGCGTCTCCGTCCGAATCCGTGGCAATCGTGCGCGTCATCTTTGCCAGTTCCCTAGCCTCAAGCAAATCCCCTACTGCAGGACTGATTCCCTTGAGCACAAGTATCGGGTCTAGGTCGTCAATCAGTCCGTCCACCGACTTACTGTCGAGAATATCATAACTGTCAATTTGTTCCTTAATGAAGCAAAGCAATCCTTTTTCATCATCAGTTGCCTTGAAACAGACGAAAGGAATTTCACCCCAAGATACACCGCCCTTATTGTTCAGCATATGCGCATAAATCGGCGAACCGCTTTCGTCTTTGGTTACATCTTCCTCCACATATCCGTCAGAAACATTGAACAAATGGCGTTCGTTGTTATCCCACAATTCCGCATACTCGTACACAGTCGGATTCATAGATTCATATTTTTCCGTGCGATAATTATAAACGAGTTTATCCAATTTTGTATGCTGGCGGTTCTTCCATATCGGATAGATTAAATCGCTGGGAACGTCTTTCAATTCAAGTTCGCCGTCATCGTTAATCCACACATAACACCACGCCACGCCGTGATTCACTGCCTGACCAGCAAGAACATAACTCATTTTGTATAATGATTTTTCAAGAAATTTTTTCCATTCCGCACCATATTCATTTTCTGCAAGTTCAATTTCCTGTTCTTTGTCGTCTGACAGTTTCAGAATGAAAGTTTTTGCGAATCCGTAATCCTGCTTCTGCTGGACAAGCATTCGCAGGAAATTGGATTTGATTCTTGCATTGTGCGCATTCGGATTCTCAATCTTGTTCCTGTCCTTGTCATAATATACGCGCGTCTTTTTCTCGATTTCCGCGTTATGATTGTTGTAATACCTGTCCGCAATCCTTACATCACGGACAAAGGGCGATTCCCTGTATTTGTCAACGATAATTTGCGCAATCTCATTCGCTTTCAGCGATTCCGAGAATGTCGTGTTTTCCATATTGTTTATGATTTCCATGGGAACAAATATAGATTATTGCCACGAAAAAATAAAGTGGCAAAATAAAACCCCTTACAGAATTTGCTCCTGTAAGGGGCGAGGAGTTGAAACTAAAGCCATTCCGCTTTCGCTGGTGCGTTATAAGTATTGTCGTAAAAATAATTGTATCTTCTGATACAATATTTTGCGCCTTTTTTTCTGATTGAGAATTCTGGGGAAGAATATTCCCCGTGAGATAAATAATATGTTCCAGAAAAACAAAATCTGTTTTTCTGGAACTGTTTCAGCCCCATGTCTTCCAGTGCCTTTACCGCTTCTTTTCTTGTTTCAAATTTCATTTCCTTACCTCTCTAAGTTAATTTTTAGTTGCTTTCCTGCAACCTTTATACCTTTATTATAATCTATTTATTTTTTTTGTAAAGTACTTTTTTAATAATTTTTTTATTTTTTTCTAAAAAATCTATCTTTTAACCATTTTCATCCACTCTGAATAACTCATGTTATCAGGCACATCATAACTTTCGCCCTCTGAATCCCTCGCAACCCGTGTGGATTCAGAATCAAATTCATCTCTGGCGAAATATGGAATCGTGGTACATCGGCAATTCGGGTGCATGACTGGATAATTCACGCCCTCTATTTTATCGGCGATTCGGAAATGCTCGCCGTCCAATGCACCGCAGTCTGGGCATGTCCGTTCGTCCAGTCCGCACACGAACTGATATTCCTTTACGTTGTAATCCCTGTAACTCTGCAAGGTCGATTCGTTGTAAGCATGAATCATTTCAGTTCTTGCCAGCCTTTCACACCTGTAATATCCGCCGTTCAAATCATTCCGCATTTCCTCGGCTATCTTGCGCGGATTCTGTCCGCGGACTACTCCCTGCAAGAATGTTTTTTCCAGCGAACTTTCAAGCGTTGATTTACTCTCCCACACCCTGTCAGAATAATTCTCACCCAACCAGCGTTCGTCTACAACCTTGTTGAATTGACCGTCCGAAATTGCATTCGTGAATCCCTGATATTTGCTCAATTCATATGCTGATTTTAAGTAGGAATTTTTCCTCGCCTCAAGAAGCAAATCATGAATGGTTGTTTCTTCCTGCAACCCCAATTTTACAATGTTATTTTTTATGCGAATTTTCAAATCTTCCAATCTGCTCATGTATGCTTTTGCCGAATGCAGGCGCAATTCCTCGGCATACTTGCGCAACAACTTCACGGACACTTCGCCGTTTGCTTCCCTTGCCAGCCTGTCAATCTCTGAATAATATTTCGCTATTTCATATTTTGCCGATTTCAGTTCCTTGGGATTCAACCTCTTCTTGACCTCAACCAGCGTGAGACTGTTATTTTCTGCATACCGCCCGTAGAACGCTTCAATTTCCTTGTTTATTTCAAGCATTGCATTCTGATACAATCCCTTGAGATGTTTGAGTGTTTCCCTTTCAGTCCTATCACCCAGACTTTCATTCAGACTGAATCTGTCTTTCCAATATTGCTCTGTAGATTTTGACTTGTATTTGATTCCCATGGATAGGAATTATATTTTATTTCGCTCAAATAAAAAACCCCCCCTGCAAGAGGGTGTCTGAATCTAGATTTTCACAATTTGTTTATTATTTTTGAACATCAGGGCAAAAAATCCTTGCTTTGATTTTTTGCCACTTTTCAGAATTTTTTGAAAATAAAAATAAGCAGGATATTTTCCTGTTTCTTCAGCCACTTTTCTCATGGCAGAAAATTCTTCTTCAAACGGTTTAATTAAAACCAGTTCATAACAACCATCGTACTGACTAATTTTCATTCCCAATAATTCTTCCATTTTCCTTACCTCTCTAAGTTAATTTTTTGGTTGCTTTCCTGCAACCTTTATGCCTTTATTATAATCTATTTATTTTTTTTTGTCAA